GTAATTCTCTCGATTTCTGAGAGCACGACGTGCGTCAACACGTTCGCGCCCCCTTAGAATAGCTTTTTCTCTTAATCTACCAGGCCTTGCCATTACACACCCGGTATAAGTATTATTTTAAGAACCACGAGTACAACGATGACAATGATGCCGGCCTTGATCCAGTCCTTCATTCCCCATTCGTTCCACTCCTTCAGGTGGCTCCAAATATCTTTCAATAACTTCATATTTCCTCCTAATGATAAGTTGGTTTGTATTGCTCTAACAGATCTTCCATCATCTCAAAACTATCCACGACAGTCGCGAATATATGCGCCGTGTCCCTTGGACCGACGGCTTCAACATAAAGGTTTCTTGTAACGGCCATTAAAGCGCTTGCAACCAACAACTTGTCGTCATCGGTTTTTATTTGACCCCTGGCAGCTTTTTCCAAAGCTGTCATGGCGTTATTTATTTTGACTATTTTTTCGTCCATTCATTTTTTCCTTCATTATTGCGATTCTCTCGGCACTTTGGATCTTTTTGTTCTCCCGCAGATCCTCCATGTTCTGTCTTATCTCGTCTATCGTCTGTTTGGTGTCCTCTTTTATAGCACCAAAACTTTCCTTTGCAAGTGTTTCTTCCATGCTGCCTTTCATCTTGTCGCGTTCAAGGTCCATTTTCTCAGCCTCTATGCCGATATCGGCCATGAGCTTGTTGTCTTCCACTTCGCCCTTCATCGCAACTTCCGCCGCCTTCAGGTCAATCTCCTGCTGTTTAAGTCTCACCAGTGGATCCTGTGCCATGTTGCCGGCTTTTTCCTGTTCCTGCCTGGCCATTTCAGCGATCATTACTGCTTCCAGTTCCGCAACCTTTGATTCAATTTGTTTTTTAAGCTGTTGCTGTGCCTGTTGCGCCTGCTGCATCATTTGCGGATTCTGCTGCGCCTGCTGCATCATCTGATCCACTTGCTGTATTTGCTGTTTCATTTCCTCCTGTACCTGCAACGCCGCCGCTAATGCAATGTGCTCCATGACGTGCGCTTCCATCATCGCGTAAAGCTGCGGGTTAATCTGAACCATGCGCGTGAACATGAACTCGCCGTGCGTGTCCATGTGCGCCTTGTGGTTCTGTTCGGGAAACGCCTTTGGATTCTGTCCCTTCATCGCCATTGAATTTTCCATCGCCGGACTCATTGGCTGTGGCTGTTCCGGATCCGGTTTAAGTATCGCGTCAATGTTGTCAACGTCCAGCGCCTGATAAACCCTTCGATATGCCTCGCGTATGTTATGCAAAGGCGGATTGGCCATTGCCATCTGCAACTGCTGTTGCGCCAGCATGACACGCTGTGACATCGAAAATATGTTTGGATTGGATACCGGTAAAATGTCAACGCGATCATCAAAATCCTGCTGCTTGATCATTCGATTTCCGCCCTTCACCATGTAGGGATATTCCTGCGGAAGGAACATCTTGATGCAACGCGCCAGTAAATTAAATTCAACGCCCTGCGCGTAGTGCAATCGCTTGTGGATTGCGCTCATGACCTTTGTTCCTCGTTCCAGTAAAGCAAGTGTCGTTCCAACGGGATTCTGTTCGTTCCCCTCGCCCATTTTCATGTCGGCGATGGCCGCGAAAGATTTTCCCGCGTCAACGCAGAAACCCAGCAACGCAAACAGAACCTGTGAAGGTTCCTTGTACGGCAACGGTAACAGTGATTCCTTTATTGACTGTCCCGTAACGTCAACGTCCCTGAACTCACCCGGTTGCAGCGGTTCGTCATGGTCGCGTATGCGCATGCCGCGTGCCTTGAAACCTGCCGGAAGGTTCGCGAGTGTACCGGCATCAATTAACTGCCGCAAAACACTTGTTGCCGTTCGCGATAACCCTCCAAGCATGTGTATTAGACCAAAGCCGTAAAAGCCCAGTCCTGGGAGGAACTTGTAGTGCGTAAAACAGTCAATCCTGTTTTTTACCTGATCCTGTTCAACCCAGTTTCTCTTGATGGAAAGAACCTTGGTTGAAAACTGGTCAATCGTGATGATGTACGGAAGCTTGATTCCGTCCTGGTCCTCGAACCCAGGAACATCGGCGGCGACGTGTATTTCCAAAAGTGAATGTTCGTCATCGTCCTGCGGCGTATTGTCGCTTGTTCCCTGTAGCTCGTCCACCTTGTCGGGAACGTCGCTTGTCGTTGAAACGGATCCGGACGTAATTGGAATGTCGCGGTAAAATCCGCTTACCTGCTGTTTCCTCAGTTCATTGGCGTCCACTTTTGTGACATGCGTTATCCTGACCGCGTCCTCCAGCGAGGAAGCCATGTAGTTGACAACGCAGTCCTCGGATGAAATGAATTTTGAAACCGGTCTCTGCAATAGTGAATCATAGTAGGTTTTCTTGAATGCCGAACCTGACAAGGGAAGATAGAACAGTAACTGATCCATGTCGGGGTCATATTCCTTCATCACGTGCGTCAACTGGTAGTTCATGTAATCCTTGACACGCTTTGCCTGTTCCTCCACTTCTGGAGTTATTTCTCCAACAATTTCCGTGTTAACGGGTCCTGAAGGAGGAAGTAATTCCTTGTACGCCTGTGCCTGGAACTGCGTTACCGATTCCGCCAGCAATGGATGAACGACTCCTGCCGCGCCCTCGAAAGGCTGCGTGCGGTCCTCGTACTTGAAACCAAGCATGTCCAAACCTTTTACGTACGTATCTTCCCAGTCCTTTCTTGACTGCTTGTCGGATTCATACGCCGCAACCAGCTTGTTGGACAGTTTCTGTAGATCGTTCTCCTCAATAAAATCAGCGAGGTTCGCGTTGAACGGAATCTGTGACTGGTCTACTGGAGCGTTTGGGTCAAAGCTGACATCGGCTCCCCCGTCAGGAAGTTCCGCGATGTCAACATCCGGTTCAAAGAGATCATCCCTTTCCGGAATTTGAACGTCCGTCGCCCTTTCATTCGCGCCAACGTCAACACCGGCACTTGCCAGTGCGTCAATCGCTTTTTCTATGCTGCTGTTTGGTATGGGTCTCGTCTTCGGTGCCATTGTACTATCCTATCATAAAACCGGGACAACATCAACAAAAGAAGGTCTGTGAATGTAGCCCCCTTTCGCCTTGTACATGTCAACTGATGCCTTTACCGGTTCTTTCTTTAAGTTAATTATTGGAATCTTCGCCCATGTATTTCCATCCCCATCTTTAATGTTTGTTGAGGAAAATTCAAGGTCTAAATTCTTAGCCACGTTTTTCATTCCTGATACGGCTATATTGTCGTAGAATCCGCGGTTTCCTTTCGCAATATCCGCACTCGCTCCTACTGCGTGGTTCTTCGCCTTTCCGCTAATAATTGCCACACTGTCAAATCCTTCCTGCGTTGCAAGGTTTATGAGTGTCTTGATCGCGATCTTCGCCTGGTTCTCCGATTTCTTCCAGGGTCCTTCCGGGAATACTTCATCTGACTTTCCAGCTGCCTGTGCTATTAAGTCTTCCGATTCCCTGATTTGATTTCGCAAAGCCTCGCGCTTAACTTTCAGCCTTTCCATGATTGTCACTGCCGACGGATCCGTGTGCCCCGTAATCTTGTCAATCTGGTCCGATACCTTCACCAAGTCATCCTTAAGTTTTTTAACCTGGCTCAATGAAAAAGTTTTATTTATGAATTCGGGTGTATCGTGCCTTTGGGCATACGTAAACGTATCCGGCTTCTGCTTCGGCTTCTGGTGCATGTCGGACTGAATCTCCTCGATGAGAAAGACCCTCTTTCCCCTTTCATCCACGCGCTCGGAGGCACGCAGCCAGAATACGGGGTTGTTTCCCTTTGGGTTCGTGAAATGCCCCTCGCCAAACTTGAATCGCGGCTCGTTGGCGCGCATTCCCTTTGGATTGGGATTGTAAGTAAACGGAATCTCTATGTACCCAGTTCCGCCTTTCAGGAACTGCGCACCTTCGTGCCCAACGCCTGTTTTGCCCATGTAGAACCCCTCACCCTTTTTCAGCCTTCTGAATCTGTTGACAAGGTTCTGCGTGTAGAACGGAACCTTGACATTGCCAAAACCGTTCTCAACAACGTTTTCAATGCCGTAGGCTTCCTTTATGATACCGTTAATGTTAGCCGTGATCTGCGGATCCAGCTCCGCCCACGCACTTTTGATGTCCCTTCCCGTTCGATCAGATATTTCCTGCGAGAACTTTATAATGTTGGATCGAAGTCTATCACCGATTATGTCCTGCGGCTTGTTCTTTAATTGCCGCAATTCCTCTAATTCACGCGCACCGGAAGGAAGGTCACCCAAATAACCACTACCACCTCTTTTCTGTCCCGTCAGGAATGACTGAAAATCCTTCCAGCCCTTCTCAAAAGGCTCAATTTGCTGAATTTTATAGCTAATTACGGGTTTGTTGTTCTTGTATTGCGCGATAAGGTCCGCTTTCGTGATTGGGGCGTTGTTTTTCCACTTTTTGGTGCCCTCGTCAAAGCCACCAATGTTTTTCAGGAGGTTTCCGAGTCCGAATTCATGCATTTCAGTCTCCGAAACGCCTTTTTTGAGTAAATATCCATTCCATTGCTGCGGGGTCATCTTGTCCTGCACCGCACCTGCTATTTCAAGATCGGATTTAAGATGGAAAACAGGTGTCTGTCCTTCCGTCCTAATCGTTCCCTCTATTTTAGCCCCTTTTTTCGTCTTGTCCGCTATTTTTATCCCTGAAACGGCGTCTGACATGATTGGGGGTGGTTCAACCTTCTTGAATGGGTTCCTGAATTTTGGTATTGACATGGCCAGCTGGGTATAGTCCTCCATTCCCGCCTCGGCGGGATTAAGTTCCGGTACGACCGATTCCATTTCCGTAAATTGCGCCATGTCCCCTCCGTATGCCATGTTTGGACGCACAAGTCCACCTTCTTTATGTTCTTTAAATTTTGGGTCCAGGACTTTTT